TCCGCGTCTTCCTCCGCGTCCTCGATGATTTCCTCAAGGATCTCCACGCAATCCTGCAGCGTGGGGTCACGCCGCAGGTACTCATGCTCGCGGTCGGTCAAGATGGCAATCTTGACAGCCACCTCAGCGAACACGGTGGTGTCCACCCCAGTGGCTTCAAGCTGGCGCAGCGATTGGTGCAGCGTGTGCTTGACTTCGCGCATTGTGTCGAGGGCTTCTTTCAGACTTTCGAGGATGTTATTGAGGTCGTGCATGGCTTTGCCTTTCCAACTAGAGTTTAGTGAAGTAAAGGTGTTACATTACACATTCTAGCGCAATAACGCTTGTAATGCCAGTAATTTCCCCGTGATTCACGCGATTTTAATTTTTTTCTCATAATTCTAAATTAACACATCCTCAATTTTTTTGATTTATCCTATCAATCCTATTGCTGCCCGCATTTACAGAGACGGTGCATTTGACAACGTGCGTACACTTAAAGTAAAAACTTTTATACTTTCACCGAAAGGCACATAAATGTTCAAAGGGACAATCCCGCAGGACATGCGCGCCATGTTGTTTGAGGTCGCTGGCACATGGCAGGCGAAGTCGTTGGCTGTGGCGTGTTCGGGTAACTTCACGATTGAGCGTATTTTTGCTGAACGTTTCACGCTGCACAGCTGCGATGTCTCGATTTATTCGGGAGCGTTGGGGGCATTCTTTGCGCGGCAGCCATTCCGTCTGGAGCTTCGACCAGAGTTTCACGAACCGTTTGCGTGGATGTTGGACGGTCTAAAAAGCACATCGGGGCAAGTGGCCACGTTGATGATTCTCACCACGATGGGCGATGCGCTGGACAAAAACGGGCATCCGCGCCGTAACCCGTACTATCAACGGTTGCTTGAGGGCTATCAACGGCAATGGCCATCACTGCTTGAGAAAACAGTGGCGCGTCTTGAGAACAGTCCGTTGACGCTGGCGTCGTATTCCAATATGGATGCGGTTGATTGGTTGCCGACGCTACCAACCGATGTTGCGGTCGCCACATTTCCGCCATTCTTCGGCGGGGATTATGAGCAAATGTTTAGTCGTCTTGATTTGCTATTCGACTGGGACAAACCAGCGTATCAAGAAATTTTCGAGGAACGCCGACAGATGTTTCTCGATGCGCTTATGAATCGGCCAAACTGGGCGCTAGGGACGCGCGAACGCATCGACGAACTTGAACCGTACATGCGCGGGATGGCACAAACCTCTAACCGTGGTGTGCCGCTTTACCTGTACGCCAGCAGTGGCGCGACTCGTGTTGTGTCACCTCATCAGGCCACTGAAGCGGTGTCTGTGCAGCGCTTGATCGAGGGGCAAGAGATCGGGGACAAGCTATGGATTGCCCCTTTGAGCTACGGACAATTTGCCGCGCTACGGTCGCAGTACATGAACGAACACATCAAGCCGGGGATGCCGACGCAGGCGTTTGCAGTGCTGGTAGACGACAAGCTGATAGGATGCTACGCGCTGCTGAAGGGCTATCGAACGCCGCACAGCAGCGCCGACTCGATTTACCTGCTGAGTGATTTCCCTGTCGCACCGACCGATTACGCACGCCTTGCTAAGCTGGTTCTGTACGCAGCACTCTCCAAAGAGGCCAATTTGCTGGCCGAGCGCGTGAGCCGCTCACGTATTCGTTACGTGGTCACGACAGCGTTTACAGATAACTATGTGAGCATGAAATATCGCGGCCTCTTTGACCTGCACAGCCGCAAGGACGCCGGCGAGAAAAGCATCCATAAATTCCAATTACAGTACATCTCAAAAGCGCAACGATGGACACTCAACGAAGGATTGGCCGAATGGAAACGCAAGCACGGATTGAAACGCACACCATCCGAATCGACCCCCGCGAACTAAAGCTGCTCGACGTAAACGCGCGCTACATGCGCCACGAGGTTTATCAGCGTCTCATCAAGAACATCCAGCGCGATGGCGGACTGACGGGCAACACGCCGTTTGCATGGCGCGTGCATGACGACGACACGCAGACGCCCAGCGAGCCGCCGGTGTATCTGGTAATATCGGGCAATCACCGCGTGAAAGCGTCGATTGACGCGGGGCTAGACAGCATCGAAGTGACGGTCACGGACGACTACCTGACGCCTGACCGCCGCAAGGCGATACAGCTTTCGCACAATGCGCTGACGGGCGAAGATGACCCGGCAGTGCTGAAGACGATTTACGAGAGTATCGGCGATGTGGAGCTGCGCTTGTACAGCGGTCTCGACGATAAGCAGCTTCAGCTTTTGGCCGATGTCTCGGCGTCGGCGCTATCTGAGGCTACGCTGCAATTTCAGCACATCGGTCTAACGTTTTTGCCGCACGAGGTCGAACAGGTCAACGCGGTGTGGGACGACGTACGCAAACAAATCAAAAACGTGAGCGGTTACTGGGTCGGTCGATGGGGCGATTATGACCGCGCGATGGACGCGCTTGAGGCTACACAATCAGCGTACAACATCAAAAATACTGCCACTGCGCTCATGGTGATGCTTGACATCTTCTATCGTCACCTCAACGATCTGCAAGAAGGCTTCATCGACGCGCAAGGCGAACCTTACGACCCCAAGCAGCAAGTGCCGGTTATCGCGGTGCTGGGGGTGACGCTGCCCGCGCGTGTTGCGGCAAAAATCAAAAAGCTAGGGACTGACCCTTTAACGGCATTGGAGGCGCTACTCGACACTGCGCCAAATCTGAACAAGTAAGGATTGAACGATGGGACATACACCAAGCCAGAGACACGCGGGCACGCAGCAGAAAGCGCACATCGCGCAGCGGCGTAACGTTGTGGCGGCCAACCTGCTGGCTGGAGCAACATACAGCGAAATTGCTAACGTGCTCAACGTTTCGCGCGGCACGATTGCCAGTGACGTGAAAGCGCTCATTACTGCATGGAAAGAACACTATGTTGACCAAGCCAGTCGATACGTGAACGTGCAAATGCGGCGCTACGACGTGATGCTCAATGCGCTGTGGAGTCGGGCACGCGAAGGCGACCTTAACAGCATCGACCGCGTGATTACCATCATGGATCGCCAAAACCGATTAATGCAAATCGAGAAAGGTACAAACGCCGTGTCTATCGACAACGGGTTGGTTTTCAACATTATGCCGATGCCCGATGGTGGTCTTTTCGCTCATGCGAAGGATGAAAACCTTCTGACTTGACAACCTGCATACGATAGAGGCAGGTCATGGTTGTGGTTTTGGGGATGCGTGGACATCTATCTACACCCGAAGCAGCTTGCATTTGTACTCACGCCGGAGAATTACGCCGCATATGTCGGCGGAATTGGTTCGGGCAAGAGCTACGCGGGCAGCGTTCGCGCGCTGCTGGCGGCGGGTGGTCAAGTGGCGGGTGAGCGCATCCCCACGCCGAATCTAGGCGTTGTGACTGCGCCGACTTATCCGATGCTGCGCGATGCGACGCTGCGCACCTTCATGCAGATTGCGGGCGCGGCGGTCGTCGATTTCAACAAATCAGAGATGCGCGCCACGCTCACGAATGGCAGCGAAATCCTATTCAGATCAACGGAAAACTACGAACGTTTGCGTGGGTCGTCTTTGTCTTGGTGGTTTGGCGATGAGGCGGCGCTGTACCCTGCGGGCGTGTGGAAAATCATGGTAGGGCGCTTGCGCCAGCACGGGCGGCGCGGGTATGCGTGGTTGGCAACAACGCCACGCGGGCGCGACTGGATTTATCAGCTATTTGTGGCGAACGCGAATGCAGACTATCGGATGGTGCGGTCGCGCACGGACGAAAATCCCTACATCGATCGCGATTTTGTGGCGGCGTTGTACGACGAATACGTGGGTGACTTTCTGGAGCAGGAACTCAACGCGGAATTCGTGTCGTATGAGGGGCTGGTGTATCCAGAGTTCAGCGTCGAACAGCACGTTTTCAGGTCAGCGATTGATATGAGCAAGTTCAAAAGCGTGATTGCCGGCGTGGACTGGGGGTACGTCAATCCGGGCGTGATTCTGGTCGGGGGCGTGGACGGTGACGGGCGGATCTGGATTATCCACGAGGAATACCAGCGCAAACGCAAAATCGAAGATTGGGCGTCCATCGCGGCGCAGCTTCGTCGGGAATACCGCATTGAGCGCTTTTACTGCGACCCTAGCGAGCCAGAGTACATCAAACAATTCAAAGACGCGGGGTGCGATGCGGTGCAAGCGGATAACCGCGTGCTGACGGGGATTCAAGACGTGCGCGCGGCGCTCACGGTGCGGGATGATGGGCTGCCGAGACTTCGCGTGACAGGGCAGGCGGTGAACCTCATCAGCGAGATGGGCATGTACGAGTGGATGAGCAATCGAGACGGGATGAAAGACGCGCCCAAAAAAGCGAATGACCACGCGCAAGACGCGCTGCGGTATTTGATACGCGGCTGGGCGGACACGTGGGCGGATGCGCAGCGACGCAAAGCGCGCCAACCGGTGGCGGCCAGCGGCTTGTACAAAAGCCGTTCGGGGCGGAAAAAAGAATCGGCGTAACCCAAAGGATGCGACAATGACACAAAAACCCGTAAACAATCACGCGCCAAAAACTGGACACGAGCCGATGCTGGATGTGGCTGATGTCGGCGGTTATCTTTCTGTCGCGGCGATTATCCGCGCGTGGAAATACGGCGACGAATCGTAAAAAGTAAAACTATTTACAAAGGCGGTGAATTATGGTGACAAAGACGACAGCACGACGGACGCAGCACACCAAGCGCCGCCCCATTCTAGACTCGACCAGCGGCAGCGGCGCGGTTATCCGCGAGATGATTGGCCGAGAGGCGCGGCCAAGCGCGGGCGGCCGCATGGTCAAGAGCGTAGACGCGACCATCGCCAACTATGCGTTTTGGGACAAGTTCCGCCGGTGCGCGGCCAAAGGCTACGAAATAAGCGGCACGTTTGCGCGGCCTATCACGCAGATACTCGCGTCGTGGGTGCTGGGTGAAGGGGCGCTGCGCATCGCGCTGGAGACGCCATCAGATGAGGCTGACCCACTGGCCGAGCGCATCACGTACACCAACGGCCTGCTGGCTGATTTTGTGGGGCGCATCGAGAGCGATTTGCTCACGATGATTGAGGACTTGTACGCGCTTGGCGATCAATACCTGATCGTCAACGCCGACGGGACAATTAGTATCCCCTCGCCTGAGACGGTGACGGCGGAGCGCGATGCGCTGGATTACCACACCGTGATTGCGTACACGGTCACGACCGAGCTAGAGGCGGCCACCATCACTGACCGCTACAGCGCGACCGAGCGCACTGTCACAATCAAGTTCAAGCAGGGCAACCGCACCGAGACGCGGGTCTACGACAACCTCATCGGCGTGATACCGGTGGTGCATTGGGCCAACGACAGAGGCACGAACGAGACTCACGGACGCCCGATTTACGAGGGGCTGCTGCGCATCTTCTCGCGCTATGACGACCTCATCGAAAAGATGCTCGATGGCGCGGAGCTGATGGGCAACCCCATCCCCACGCTTGAGGGCATGAAAGACCCGCTAGAGACGGTCGCTATGAACGGTTCAAAGACGGACGACGATTATACCGACGACACGGGCGATACTCACCCGCGTTACCGAATTCGCTTTGACGCGCTCTCGACGATGCTGGTGGGTGAAGGCGGTTCGTTCAAGTTCGTGTCACCGCCGACGGGCTTCACGGGGGACATTCGTTCATCGCTCAAGTCGCTGTTCATGCTCGTTATGGAGTTCACGCGCATCCCTGAAGCGTTTTGGGGCAACGAGCTGAGCAGCGCACGCGCTACGGCCAGCGAACAGCTCAAGACGTTCTACAAGTTCATCGCGGGGCGGCGCTTGGCGTTTCAGGGGTCAAACGCTGACTCGACGGAGCGCGGTGGCCTATTGCGCTTGGCGGACATCTGGCTGCGTTTCAAAGCATTGGTCGACGCGCAGGTGCTGATTGACGTGCCGCGCGTCGAGTGGGCGTCCTTGAGCCAGCAGGACGCGCAGATTGTGCGCGAATGGGCTGCTTTGCTGCACGACAAATCTGTGATTACTGACGCCACTTTGGTGAGCTTGTCGGGGCTGGTCGATAACCCTGACGAAGAGGTCGAGCGCGCGCGCCAAGAGGCCGAAGCGGAGCGCGATTTGTTCGAAGTCAACATGGACGCGATGCTCAATCAGGCTGACGGCGCAGACGATAACGAGGACGCTGCCTGATGACGGTCATCGGCGATAACAAGCTTTTTGCGATGGCGCAGCGCGGCTTCAGGCGTGAGGCTGTGGCGCTGTTTAAGTCGCTCGGCCAGCAGATTAGCGGCGTGGTACGCGCGAACGCAGACGCCAACGGGCGCATTGACCCGTCGCGTCTGCCGACTATCCAAGCACAGGCGGGGCGTATCCTTGAGCGCGCGTTTGTAGGCATCGATGGGCGGTCTCCGTTTGCGGCGGATGGCGTCACGCCGCTGGCTGAGTACCCGCGCATCCTGAACAAATGGCTGGCGTATGCGGCGGGGGCGACGGTCATGGCGCACTATCGCTACTTGAAGCGCACGATGCCCAACGACGTCTTCGAGGCGCTGCGGCGTCAACCTGCGCGGCCTGTGCCGGTGCGACAAAGTCTGCCGGTCGTGGAGCTGCTTCATGCGCTTGGTGGTAAACCGAGACAATCGCGCTGGTCTGTACGAGAGGCAAAGCCGGTCAACCCCGCCGACTTGACTGAACTGCAGATTGAGGATTTGCGACTGTTTTCGCCCAACCCGCTGGCCGAATACGACCCCTCGCATACGTGGGTTGACCCCAACGGCTATCGACTGTCTGACCGCATCTGGCAGACAGAGGTCACGACTCGCATGAAGATGGACGCGCTGCTGGCCGATGCCATTCGGTCGGGCATGGGGGCGGACGAATTGTCGAACAAGCTGGAGCGCTTCCTGAACCCCGACCGTGCGAAAATACGCACCAAGAAGCCGTACGGCAGCGACGCCAGCTACTACGCGATGATGCTGGCGCGCACTGAAATTGCACGCGCGGCCAACAACGCCAGCTTCATCGCGGGTTATCTCAATCCGTATTGCAGCGGACTGGACGTGGCACGCTCTCCGCAGGGTGACGTGACGTGTACGGTGTGCCCGACACATGCAACTATCACCATTGGCGGCGCACGGGCGCGCCCACCGTATCCTTACGAAGGCGCAAGCATCCCGCCGTACCACCCTAACGACATGTGCCGCGTTCAAAACAACGTGCGAGACGACCCAGCAACTGTCACGGCGCAGCTACGCGGCATTTTGCAGCAGGCGGATAGGGGCGGGCTTGAGCCACCATTCACGACACCGGCCAGCCCTGAGCGGATGCTAGAAGGGATGCTGGGCGATACGCTGTACAACATTTTGGTGCAGTATTTCCAGTTGTCGCTCTTGTGATTTGACAAGGGTTGTACACTGAAAATAGATGAATAAAGCCGCGCGGCGGCGTGTATCTCTCGCGGAGAGATGTGCGCCGCCGCATGTTTTTTTAGGGTAGAGGCGGTCGCGCATGACACGACAGCAATTCAGAGAGGTGAGCGCGTACACGACGTTCACGGGCACGTTTCCTACAGTGCCGACCTACGAGGGGATTGACACTGAAGCGCTGACGCTTGGTGACAATGACCCTCTGTACATCACGCTTGAGATTGCACAGCTTGGGCGCGTGAGCCAAAACGGTCTGATTTACGACGAAGCGACAGTGACCGCCATCGAAGAGCAGCTGCGCGAGGCGGATGCGTGGCGCGGCCACTTGAGCGTTTTGAATCAGGACGACTATCCCACCAGCGAGGTCTACTGGGTGGGTCACATTCGGGTGGGTGATTCACTGTGGGCGAAGGGCTACATCCCGCCCGGCGTCACTCGCGAAGACGTTCGGCGCAAAAAAGCGAAAGGGCAAAAAATCGGCACGTCGATTTATGCCTACGGGGATCGTGAGACGGTCGATGAATTGGCGGGGATTTGGCGCATTGCCAACCTTGAGCTAATTAGCGTTGACCTTGTTCACGCCAAGCGCGCGGCGCTACGCACCTCGCAGACTTTTGCGCTGACCGCAGAGAGTATCCAATCACAAAAATTGCCAAAGGAGGACATCATGCCGACCCGCGAGGAAATCATCGCGTCGTTGACGCTCAACGACATCCCGCAGGCACTGCGCGAAAGCATCGCGCGTGAGGCGCTGCAAAACGCACAAAACGAACTAGCGCAGGTGCGCGAACAGCTCACCACAACCCAAGCGGCATTGGCGGACGCGAACACGCTTGTGCAGCAGTACCAGCAAGCCGCGTTTGAGTCTGCGCTGTCGCAGGCTGTCGAGAGCTGCACCGCGTCGTGGAAGGTCACGACCGAGAGCGGCAAAGCGCGCGTGGCACAGCTGCGCACCATCATTCATAACGCGGCGCTGGCAAAACTGGCTGGTGCAACCGATGCGGCAAAAGTAGCGGAGGCGGTCAAGCAGGCGTGGGACGAACATAAGTTGATTGCCGAGAGCGTGCAGCTGGCGCTAAGCGGCCCGGCGGCGGTCGTCGCGCCCAAGGCACCGCTGGCGGCCAACGCCAGCCAGTTGGAAGCCTACAAAACCGCTGAGGGCGCTAAGGCGCTTCTGGCGAAGTTCGGTCTGAACTAGCGCGATTCGGCGCAACTGCAAAACCTTTTACTTTTAGACGTGAGAGGACAACGACATGGCAACTTTGACGCTATACCCCGCGAAAATCAAGCCGCTTGAAGGCGCGATAATTAGCGCGAAGGACGCTGGCGAAGCGACGAAAATCGGGAAGTTGGTTTACGTGGCGTCTGACGGCATGGTGTACGAAACAGACGCTGCCAGCGCTGCGAAGGTGTCCGGCAACATCGGCATGGTCGTGAGCGGCGGACGCCAAGACCCTGAAGGTGATGTCGCCGCCGGGGAGCGCGTGGGCGTGCTGTGGTTTGGGCGCGTGGCGCTGAACGGCACGACGCTTGACATGACCAAACAATACTACTGCGCGAACGTCACCAGCACGGTCAAGGGGCTGATTGGTGACGCTGCGGGCACGGTGACTCGTCGTGTTGGCGCGGCTGAATCGGCGACTGTTCTGTTTTTTAACCCCGACACGTCGGGCGCGTCGAGCTAGGCGCGGGCTGACCCCAAAACGACCAGAGGAGACTGAGACATGCCTATAATCGGTTCACACACACTACTGGACAACGCGCTGCCGTCGGGCATCGACACGCAGTACGTGCTTAATTTCCAAAGCCGCGACGGTTTGACCGGTGCGGAAATCGTCGGGTTGGCGGCCACGCTCATCGGTCAGGCCAACAATGAAATTATCGGCTTTTACGGCGGGCTGCTCACGCTGACCGAAGAGCTGTACGCTTCGATGGAGGTCGGTGACGGCTCGCGATCGATGACCCCGAAGGCGACCGAGTTCGCCAAAGAGGACGGCGTGGTCGGTGAGGAAATCGCGCACATGCTGTTCGTCGACAAGTACAAAGACGCGGTGGGCTGGTCGGTCGAGTGGCTGCGCGAAGCACGCCGCGAAAAAATCGTGGCCTCGCTGAACCTCATCCGAAATCGCTGGCGCAATCGCGTTGATTACGACGTGGTGTGGCGTCTGTTGAGCGCAGCAGAAGTGCGCGTGGGCAACACCGGTTATGCGCCGGGTTGGGCAATTGGAACGGGCACGAACACCAACTACGTCCCGCCCCAGTGGATGACGGAGGTATTCGACAGCACGCACACGCACTACAAACGCACCAACGCGGCGGCGACTGCTGCTAATACGTTGTCGGCGCTGGAGTCGGGCGCGGAAGAGCTGAGCCATCACGGGCATGTAGGCGATAAGGTCGCGTTCGTCTCGAACAATCTCGCCAAGCTGTTGACTTCCTCCAACGACAAGCGCATCGCGCTGTACGTGCCAAGCCAATTCCGCATGACTGCAGGCAACAGTTCTTCGCAAATTGTGAGTCTAAGCGGCATCGTCGAGGGTGTGCCGGGTGAGACGGTCGCGTGGGTCAATACCGACGCGGGACTCGTCGAGGTCAAGCGTCACCCGCGCTTCCCTGCGGGCTACTTGTGGCTGGGCAAGAGCTACGGCCAGCTGAACGCGCTCAATCCGTTGGCGGTGCGCACTGACCCGCTGTGGGGCGGTTTTGGGCTGACCATCAACCCGATTACCGACCGCAGCTTGCAGCCCAAGCTGGAGATGATCGAGTTCGAGGCCAAGCACGGCGTGAACGTCAACGACCGCACGAACGGTTACGCGCACCAGATCGCGGCGGGCAGCGACAGCTACGAAAACCCGACGATTCAGGGGTAATCCGATGCGACTGAACTGGGCCAGCCACAGCTATGACATCCACGAGGGGTATGGACGCTATGCGCTGCACAGCGTCCGCGCGTTGGCACAGCAAGGGGTATCGGTACAGCCGATGCCGCTTTCAATCCTGGATGCGCCGGGGTGGTTGCAGCGGCTGGCCGGTTTGGACGCAGGCACGCTGACGATACAGTGTGGCACGCCCGATACTTTCCGCCCGATGCCGGGCCGCGTGTGGGGATTAACGATGTATGAAGACCAGACGCGCATTGCGCCCGGATGGGCGGACGACATCAACCAGACGTGTGAGCGCTTGCTTGTGCCGTGCGAACAAAACGCCACACTTTTCCGCGAAAACGGGGTGCGCGTGCCGATTCATGTCGTGCATGGCGGCACTGCACCGGACGAGTTCCCGCTGTTACCCTACGTGCCGCGCGAGTCGTACACGTTTTTGGCGTTGGGTGACCGTGGCGCCCGTAAAGGCGTCGAGCAGGTGTACAGCGCATTCTACCAGACGTTCCCCGCCGACAAGTTTCCCGACGTGCGGCTGACGATCAAAACCCGCAAACGCGGACTGTTCGGCGCGGCGCATGTCGATTTTGCCGACCGCCGAGTCAGCGTGTGGAGCGAAGACACCGCCACGATGGCCGACGTGTTCGGGCTAGTGGATTGTTTTGTGTTCCCGTCACTGGGCGAAGGCTGGGGGATGCCACCGCGCGAAGCGGTGATGAGCGGCATTCCGACGATTGTCTCACGCAATACGGGGCTGATGGTCGGGATTGACCACTGGGCGACGCGCGTCGTCGAGCGCCAGCACGCGCAAGAGTCAAGCTTGGCGGGCGGGGGGACGTGGCTTGTGCCCGATGTCGACGAAGTAGGCGCGCACATGATGTGGTGCTACGAACATCGACGGGACGCGCGCGACCGTGCCGAGCAGGGCGCGGCGTGGCTGCGTGCTAATCAAACTTGGACGCACAGCGCGCAGGCGCTGATTCAACTGGTGGAGGCGTGGCGCTGATGGCGCTCACGGCGGACGAACTAACGCGCATTCGGCGCAAAATCGGGGACACGGGCGCGACGCAGGTGTTCAGCGACGCGGAGATTCAAGACACGTTCGACGAACAAGGCAACATGCTTAAAACGGTCGTCGCTCTCATCGACGAGCTGCTCATCAGCGCGGCACGCATGACAGATTACACGCAGAACGCGACCAGCGAAAAGCGCTCGCAGGTATTCGAGCAGCTTAAGCAGGTACGCGCGGTGCATCAAGCCCGCATCGACGCAGAAGACGCCTACGCCAAAGTACAGAGTCAGGTGATTGTGGCGCGGCCCGTGTTGCCCAAACGGGCAAAGGATGCGCCTGATGCCTAATTTTGCAGCGTGGCTTGACCTGTACGTGACGGTGACGCAAAACCGCGCGGCGGATGCGTGGCAGCGCATCAACGACAAACCGGCGTCGATTGTGCTCGTGCGCAACGGCACGGCATTGGCGGCGCAGACGGTGCGCGTAGAGTATGATCGCGGTGCGTCAGAGATGGGTGATGCCGGGCAATCGTCGAATCGCGGCGTGGTGGTGTTCGGGGTGCGTGGTCACGCGGCCTTGAGCGATACCGACATCCAGCGCGGCGACCGCTTCGTTTACGAGGGCGCACAGTTCCGCGTGGTGGACGTGGTGTATACCACAGGCGAAGTGCAAGCGATGTGTGAGGCGCAGCGATGAAAAAGGCGCGGGTGACGTGGCGCGGTGCGGATGAGGTCGTGCAGAACATGAGCGACTACGAACGCAAAGTGTTGTTTGCGGTCGGACAGGTCGCTAAATACTTCGAGCCGATTATTGAAACAGCGGCCAAAGAGAACGCGCCTTGGATGGACAGAACGGGCAACGCACGCCAATCCCTGCACGCCTACACCGAACGCCTGTCGCGCGATGTCGTGCGGCTGTACCTGTCGCACGGGGTCGATTATGGTGTGTACTTGGAGACTAAGAATGGCGGCGCTTACGCCATCATCTGGCCGACGCTTGAGGAACACATCCCAAGAATCCGCGCGATGTTACAGGGAATTTTCAGGTAATGGCGACTCTGCGGGTGGTTTTCAAAACGCTGTTGCAAAATGATGCGGCGCTGCTGGCACTGCTCACCGGTGGGGTGAGTGACGCGGCAGACCACGACATCGACGGCGGGGGCGCGGCCAATGCGCCACGTGCGGCGGACGGTGTGACGCTACTGGCGCACGCCAAAATCCGCTGGCGCAGCGCCACGCCGATTGAGCCGTTTCCGCTTGTCCCGCTGCGGCAGACGGTCGAGATTTACGTGTATCAGCACAATGGCTTCGCGGTGATTGATGCGGCGGTGCTGCGCCTGCGCACGCTGCTGCACAACACGTATCTACAGTCAGACGACACGAAACTGAATCACGTCGCGCTGGTCAACGTGAGCGGGGAACTGCTCACGCCAGAGTACGGCAACGCGCCGTGTCGCATCGTTCGCTTTTCAATCACGTACGCTTAGACGAGAGAGGAATACCATCCATGCCAAGTTTTGGCGACATCATTTACAACATCACGGATATGTGGGTCGCGCCGCTTACTGGCTCAACCTTTGGCACGCCTGCGCGTGTCGAATACGTTAGCTCGCTGTCGTTCGAGTTCGAAACGGACGAGGACACCATCAAAGCCTACGGCCTGATGGTCGAAAAGCTGAGCGTGCCGACGGGCATCACGGGCACGTTGACCGAAGCGTCGTTGAACTGGGCGGCGGCGGCTGTCATGACGGGCATGTCGGAATCCTCCAGCGGCACGACACCGAATGCGGTCAAGACCACCGACATGCTCATGGGCGGCGCGGGCTTGCCATACTTTGGTCTGATTGCGGCGTATGCTTCGCTTGAAGGTAACGCGCTGCTGGGTTTCCCCAAGTGCAAGCTGGGCAGCCTGCCTGCGTTCACCGTCGAGCAGAACGTGTTCCGCACGGCTGAAATCAGCATGATGATGCTTGCGCCGAGCACGACCATCCGCAAGGCGCTACGCCTGCGCAAAAACGAGACGGCGGCCAGCGTGCCGAACACTCAGACCGACTTCCAAAATTTCTTTACAGGGATGTTCGCATGATGAGCGGAGCATCCAGCGCGCTTGATTTTCTCAAGAACCGCGAACGGTTGGTCAAACTGCCGTCGGGACTCACGGCGTTGCTGCGTCGTCCGTCGCTGCTGACGTTAGTCGCACAAGCGCCGGACGGCGTTATCCCGCCCGCGTTCAAGTCGATGCTGCAACAGCGCTTCAAGGGCGCGGCATCGAGCAAAGCTCCTGATGTGTCGCTGGCCGAGATGGAACAGGTCATGCGTTACATCGCTGCAGCAGCGTTCGTCGCGCCGGTGGTTGTGCCTGCGGGGAACGTGCCCGACTACGAGCGTAACGAAATGGCGGTGGACGACATCGACCCCGATGACCTACAGTTTGTGTTTATGTGGGTCAACGGGGCGGTGGCGCGTGAGGTCGCAGCGGTTGAGCGATTTCCTGAGCAGCAGGCCGCAGGCGTGGAATCTGCATCAGACGTGTAAGCAGTACGGCCAGCGGCCATCCACGTTGATGGCCATTGATGACCCGTGGATGGCGCTGACCTTTGACCAAACGCTGGCGGCATTCGGCCTTGAGATAGAGGCCAAGCTACAGGAACGCAACGCCAAAGGCAAGCCGAAGTACACGCTCAAGGAATTGCTGAGCGAAGAGACTGGCATAACGCGCATTTTGTCACTGGCGCTGGCGCTTGGAGACGGAGTAGACCTGTGACCGACTACGATTTAGGAAACGCGCGCGGTTACGTCGAGATTGACCCCTCTGGCGTAAAGCAAGGCATGGACGAGGCTCGGCGTCACTGGGACGCGGGCTTGTCGTCCATGCTCACGGGCGTTGAAAATCTAGGGCGCTCGATGCAGACGATTGGCGCGCAAATGACGGCCATCGCTGCACCGTTTGCGGCGGGCATGGGTGTCGCAATCAAAGGCGCGCTAGACTTTGACGAGAGCATGACTAACGTGGGCGCGGTGCTGGGCAAGACGCGCGACGAAATGACGCTGCTCACGGCTGAGGTGCTGGCGATTGGCGAAGCGTCACGGGCTGGCCCACAGGCGGCAGCGAATGCGTTTTACGACATCGTGGGCGGTGTCGCGGACGCATCGACGCACATGGCCATCCTCAATGCGTCGATTGCCACTGCTGAAGCCGGTAACGCGGAACTCGGCGGTGTCACCAAAGCGCTGATTTCCGTTATGAACTCGTATGCGTTCGAGGCAAAACAAGCCGCGTTTGCATCAGACGTGCTGACGCGCACTGTGGGCGTGGGTGTGGGCACAATGGACGAGCTGGCCAGCGCGCTGCCGCTGGTGTCGGGTTTGGCGAACTCGACAGGGGTTTCGTTTGACCAGCTTGGCGCAATGATGAGCTTGCTCTCGACGAAGGGCAATACGTTTAGCCAGTCCGCGACTCAAATCCGCGCGATTATGGTCGCCATGCTCAACCCGAATGCCAAGATGAAACAGGCGTTCGAGGAAATTGGCGTGGCATCGGGTCAAGCGGCCATTGAGCAGTACGGCTTGGCAGGTGCGCTGGCGCTGCTTAACGAGAAGTCCCCCACCTTCCAAGCCAACATGGCAGGTACGTTAGGCAGCATCGAAGCGCTGAACGGGTCGATTGCGCTCACATCTGAGGGTGCGACGGAATTTTTGGGCAACTTCTCCAACGGGCTGGAAGGCGCAACCGACGCGGCGCGTGAGCTGCAAAACGCATCCCCTGCGGCGGCAATGGACAAACTGATGAGCAAATTCGCGGCGCTGCGCATCGAAATTGGCACGGCGCTTGTGCCGGTGCTGATTCGCACAGTCGATGCGTTCGTGCCGATTTTGGAGCGCGTCACCGAGTGGGTCAAGGTCAACCCTAAACTCGTCGCGGCGGTCGGCGCGATGGTCGGGGGGATGGTCTCCGCTGGGCCGGTGATTGCTGGCGTGGGCACGGCGCTCACGATGCTGGTGTCACCGGTGGGCGCGGTGATTGCGGCAATCGGGGCGTTGGGTACGGCGTGGCACAAGAATTTGTGGGGCATCCGCGATACCACAACGCAGGTATTCGATGCGATCGGTCATGTCGTGGGCATCTTCCGCACTGACCTGAAAAACTTGGGCTTGGGTGAGGCGTTTGCGGGGATATTCGGCAAAGGCTCAACCATTGAAGGCATGGAATCGACCCTTGAGGGGGCGCTGACAGCGATGGGCATGAGCCGCGACACGGCTATCAAAATTGTGGATAGCCTGTGGGCGGCAATACAGCGCGTGCGTGAGGGTTTCGCGTGGCTGATGGACACGCTGCGCCCACTCTTTGACGAGATAGGCACGCTGATTGGTAACATCGACTTCGGTCAACTGTTCAATATCGCGCGGGATGTGCTTGCCTTCACGAACCCGATCGGCATCGCCACAAAGGTTCTGGGCGCGTTTGGCGTTGATTTTAAGAAGGTCTTTGAGGACATCGTTGGAGCAGCGACACGTTTCCTTGCGGCGATTAACGGCGGCGGCGGGCTGTTCGATGGGCTGCGCGCGGCGTTTGGCGATTCGAGCTTCCTTGACGGGTTCGAGTCGGGCTTTAACGCGGTCGTCGATTTTGTGACGAACACGGTGCTGCCTGCGCTGGAGTCGCTGTACAACTGGTTCGTGAGTGAAGCGCTGCCTGCGATTGTGTCGTTTGTTGAGACGACGGTACTGCCTGCGATTCAGGGTTTCTTTGACTTTTTGGCGCAGGTGTGGGAAATCACACGACCCGGACTTGAGACGCTGTACAACTGGTTCGTGAACGAGGCGCTGCCCGCGATTAGCAACTTCATTACGCAGACGGTCGTTCCTGCGGTTCAAGCGTTCATCGGCACGTTGCAAAGCATCTGGGATGTGGTCGCGCCGCACCTGCTCAACATCTACAACTGGTTCGTGACTGAAGCATTGCCGGCGATTCTCAACTTCATCACCACAACGGTGATACCGGGCGTGCAATGGTTCATCGACACGCTGAAAAATATCTGGCTGGCGGTCGAGCCGATTATCGTCGGGCTGGTTGATTGGTTTCTCACCAACGGTTGGCCGGTGATTCAGGGCATCATCGACATCGCGGTCGGGATTGTAAATGGTTTTATCGACACGCTGAAAAACATCTGGATTACTGTTGAGCCGTTCGTGACCAGCCTGTTGAACTGGTTTCAGACTAGCGGTTGGCCGGTGATTGAGAGCATCCTCAACACGGGCAAAGGCATCATTCAAGGCGTCATCGATGTGTTTGTTTCCATTTGGAACACGGTCAAACAGCCGCTTGAGGATCTGAAAAAGGGCGTCGGCGATATTTTTAACTGGATCGGCCAGAACATTATCCAGCCCGTGATCGACCTGATTAAATCAATCGTCACAGAAGTGGATAAAGTGGTCTCGGCCATTTTGGGCTTAAACAACATGGACGGCGAAAAGGTCGGCAGCGCCATTAGCGACCGCGTGATGAACCCCATCGGGGGCAGTAAATACGGCGGCGGGGGCTTTGCGTCGGGGGGGTTCACGGGCTACGGGCCGGCGGATGCGGTCGCGGGATTTGTCCACGCCAACGAGTACGTGATTCCTGCACAGGGCGTGCCGGTGCTGCGTGAGCGCAGCGGTCGTGAGGATGAGGGCGGCATGACGTTTCAGGCGGGCGCGGTGGTCATCCATGCTAATAGCTACGAACAAGGGCGTGCAGCGGCGGACGGTTTTGAGCAGCGTCTTGAGCAATTACGCAGGAGCAGGGGGTAATGGCCAACAATCCGACTCGGCTGTTGCGGTTTGGCAGCGGCGCACAGTTTTTCAATTTTCCCGATACACAGCAGGCTTACCGCGATAACTTCACCAACGTGGTGAACCGAACGGTGCGCTTGCCGGGTTTGTCGGGCGGCTTTGACCAGTACGGCACGGACGCCGCACCGCACGAGATCGGCAACGTGTCCGTTGCTTTTGTGATGGTCGCGGAGTCGCGCGGAGAGATGCAGGCCAAACGCGATGCGGTCAACGCGCTGGCCAGCTGGGGCGTGCGGCGTCTGTACATGCAGCCCGGCGACCAGAGCGAGCGCTGGTGCGAGGCACGCATCAGCAACATTCAGATGTCGCAACGCATCGACGCATGGAGCGACCTGCATCAATTGGTGACGATAGATTTTCAAGTGAGCGACCCGTACTGGCTTCAGCAAGGCACGGAGAGCTGGAGCTGGGGGGACGGCACAATCTGGGGCGGGAATTTGTGGGGCGGCGCGGCGACTGCACACATTTTGAACGCAACTGTAAATGATTTTACTGAAACAGTCGCGGGGGTGCATACCACGTTCCCGCGTTTGTCGTTGAACGTGCCGACGGGTGCGAGCTGCACCAACCCGCGCATTCAGCGGGTGGTTGGCGGGAAAATCGTCGATGAGGTGGGCTACACGGGCACACTGGCAGCGGGCAGCGCGCTTGAAATTAACTGTCGTCGGTTGTCGGTGCGGCTCAACAGCGCGAATGCCTACAGCGAGGCGTTTACGTGGCTTAAGCCGTCGTGGTTTCGCCTTGAGCCGGGCGCGAACGCGATTCGTGCAGTGTTCTCCAGCGTGACAGGCGCGCCTACACTAACGATGCGTTATTACACAAGGTGGTGAGATGACAAGCACAGCCAAAACAGCAGCAGCAACGAACCTTGACCTCTCGGCGTTGGTCGAGGGTGAACCGGCCAACTCGACTGACGTGAGCGTACCATTTACAGAGGCAGAAGACGCGATAGACAGCGCGCGCAGCACGTTGAGCGTGACGGCCAATGATACACACGTCAAAAATCTGGACGATGCGTTGACGGTAAGCGCGCCGATTTTTAAAACGATCACGTCTGCCGGGGGTGATGAAAAAATCAATTTGGCGCTGAACACGGCGGCGCTGTCGCTGGATGCGGGGCAAATCGACACGGGCACGGTTGACCGCGCGCGGCTGCCTGCGTTTGTGGGCACGGACGGAATCAGCGCGGGTAATGTGGGCGTTGTGCCTGCGCCGACTGAGTTTGACGCGGGTAAATATCTACGCGCGGACGGCACATGGCAGCCTGTCGCGGGGTCGGGAACGGTCACGAGCGTGAGCATTGCAGCCCCATCGGATTTGTTCACGGTGACTGGGACGCCAATCACAGCGGCAGGTACGGCTACGTTGGTTAAAGTTTCTCAGCCAGCGGCGCGGGTGTACGCCACACCGGCTAGCGCGGCAGGTGTGCCAGACTTTATCGCACTAGAAGCTGCGCACATCCCTGTTATCCCTAGCAGCAAGCTGAGCGATAGGGGCATGACAAAGATCGTGGGATATACGGAGTTAAGCACCAGCACGAGCTTCATCAGCATCCCCAGCATCCCCAACACGTATGACCATTTACAGCTGTGGGTGAAACTACGTTCGAACAACGCAAACATCAGCGATGGTTTGTTGATGGTTTTTAACGGTGTGACCAGCAATTACTACACGTTGAATACACGCATATCGCATAACGCGACGTTGGGCTCTAACGAATACCTGAACACACAACCCGGGTTTTTGATGGTGGGATCTGTGACGGGTGATACCGCACCGGCGAGTCTGTACTCGTTTTTGACGATTGACATCTTTAAATACAGCAGCAGCACGCAGTACAAAATTATCAAGATGAACGGGACGCGCCTGAGCGGCAACACGACAGGCACAATATTTGCTTTGACGGCTAACGGGTATTGGGCACAAAACAACGTGATTACGTCGATTAGCCTCAGCCCGAACGTCGGCACAGCGTGGTTGTCTGGCAGCGCTTACAGTTTGTACGTGGTGGGGTGATGACAACATATACTATGTTTCAGGTTGACCCGCAAACAGGCGAACAACGTCTTATTGAGATGAGCGAATACGAGTTTCGTTGCGCCCGTCTGGGGATGCCGGCGGGCACGCCCGAAGATGTTGTGAACGCGGCATGGGCGGCACATGCGGCGCAAATGGCGGCGGATCAGAACGCGCAGACGGTCGCGGAACAAGTGCTGGCCGGGGCGGTTGCACGGCTCAGCACGTACAACCCGCAGGTGGTACTTGACCTGCTGCCCAAGATTGAAGACCCTGAGACTCGGCAGGTGCTTTCGCTGATGAACGCGCTGATTGCTGACCTGCGCTTGCTGTTGACCACCCTGGTGCGTTAATGCGTCTGTTGTGCGATGTGTACGACGCAGCAGGCACGCGGCTTGGTGCCGGGCCGGTGCAGACGTTGCAAAGTGTGAGTGTCCAGCGGGTGCTGGATGGCGCAGGCACGATTACGTTTTCGACACCGACCAGCGACGCGCGCGCGCTGGAGCTGCTGACCGTGCGGCGGCGGGTGCGCATCTACGCCGAGACGCTGGACACGGTGCGCGAAATTGCACGCGGCGTCATCCTCCAGCGACGGTTTACCGAGAATGCCAGCGGCGCAAGCTATACGTTCACCTGCGCGGACAACTTGGAAGAACTGAAGTACGGCAACACGCTACTGGGGCGGGCGTACAAACAAGCACGCTTGGACACGACAATCAATAGCCTGATGGCGCTAGTCACGGGCTGGACGGCCACGGTGGAGTCGGGCGTGGCGGGCAAGCTGCTTGAAGCACGCTTTGACGGTGCGAGCGTGCTGAAGGCGCTGCAACAAATCACCACAAATATAGGCGTGCATTTCCGCTTGGGCGAAGGGAACGTGTTAGAGGTTGGGGCGTTTGGCGGGGCGGCCAGCATCAGTGCGATGAACACGGCCACGACCAACGCAGAGCTTTACGCCAACCTTGACGTTGCGGTGATTGACCGCATCGAAGCGGGTGACGACGCCGAGAACATCGTCAACACGGTGATTCCGTTGGGCGCGGGCGAAGGCGTGGCGGCGCTCACGCTGAAACGAAGCACGCGCACCAGCCCGTACGCGATTAAATCAGCGACCGGGCCAGACGGACGCACGTACTGGTATCTGGAGGACGCGGCCAGCGTGGCGGCCTATGGACGCGTGTGGGGCGTGGCGTTGTTTAAGGACATCGCGCCGATTACCAACGCGAAGGCCGACCGCATCAACGCGGCGAACGCGCTGTACGATGCGGCAGCAGCCTATCTGGCGCGCGCGGGCGTCATCCAAAAGAGCTACAAGCTGACGCTGCGCGGGGTCAAACGCACGCTCAGGCCGGGCCAGAAAATTAACGTGCGCTATCGCGGGTCGGTGACGCGCAGCGGTGAGGTCATCGACTACGTAGACATCAACGAAGATTTTTGGATTTTGAAGGTGAGCGAAGTCGTTGGCGAGTCGGGCCAGACGGTGCAGCTTGAGGTCAACAACGTAGACACGACGACGGTCACGACCGAGCAGGCGCTGATTGAAGCAATGGAAGCGGTGGAACTGCGCGGGCTAAAGCCGGGCGCGGGGGCGAACTGCCGCAGTTTTGTGTATTCGCGTGAGATTGCGCCGGGTTTCCCTGCGGTGATACCGGTGGAAATCACCAACGCGACACAAGAGCTTATCCGCTTGCGGGTGCGCATCCGCACATCTCCGTTTCGTGCGACGAGCCGCGCGGCGTCGCATCGACACAAGATGTTTTTTTTCAACGGCACAGTTAGTTTTACCCCAACAACGTGGCGCGGTTTTGCAGCCACAAACGAGTATGGCACGTTAAATCGACTTTTTGTTGTGGGTGATACGACAGGGCAAGCTACAGAGGATCTGTACACGTACGGCGAAGCGGGTGGAACGGAATACGTGATTCAGGACGATATCGAATACCCGCGCAGTATCAGCGTGTTTGTGAACGGCAAGAACCGCACGAACGCACTGGGCGGGCCGTTTGCGACTGGGGGCAGCGCGCTGGATGTTGTGCTGGACGTGGGCAAGATGACGGGATACATCGAGGCAGCCGAGACGTTTGAGCAAATCCACACAGTTGAGCTGCGCTGCTCGGCGGGGCAAGGACGCATCGAGGCGGTCGTCGAGATTTACGAGGTGACGCAGGACATCGACGTGAGTTAGTCGATTTGACATGCGTGATACGCTAGAAGAGAAGTGTAGAACGGGTGTACGGCGCGGAGGCCGCAAAGGTGGCGTGTGGAACAGGGCGTGATTGACCTTATCAACGTGGTGGGCGTGGGCGTGGCTGCCTTGCTCATGTTTTTGTCGTCAGCACGATTCCGCGCTCGCGTTGAGGCTGAAGCGTACAAACATCGTGAAGCGGTCGAGTCTCAGGGGCGCGAAACACTCAACACAATCGCCCTGAGAGAAAGCGAACGCGCGGCGAAACTATCTGACGAGCTACTGAAACGTGAGGCAGTCGTCTCTGCATTGCAGATTGAAGTGCTGGAAACCACAAAAAAATACAACGAGTTTCAGATTTTGTTTGAGGATAGCCAGCGTCGACTGGGGGCGACGGAAACTTTGCTACACGCAGAGCGCAGCAAGGTTGAGGCAACAAACGCGGTTGTATCTCGGTTGGGGCAGACGCTGGACGAACTAAAGCAGCAGGTGGCTCGGCTTGAGGTTGATTTGACCAACGAACGCCAGAAGCGTGGCGAAATCGAGCATGAGATGAAGTCGCTGCAATCGGCGCTTAACGTGGCGCGTGCGCTGGAACAGCAAGTGAAGCAGATGAACGACAATCTGAAGGCGGAAAATGCCGCGCTGAAGGCGGAAAATGCCGCGCTGAAGGCGGAAAACGAATCGCTTCGGCGTGACTTGGAGCAAGTGCAGGCCGACAAGCAAGCATTGTCGGTGCGATTGGCAGAGGTCGAGGCCAAACTAGCAAAAATCGTGGGTCAACAAGTAGAGGAGGCGGAATGAGCAAGCGTGCATGGTTTTGGTCTGTGGCGTTAAGCATGGTGCTGTGGCTGCTGCTTGGCGGTGCGGTGGCGCTGGCGCAGGATGAGACGGGCGAGCCGTTTGCAACAGTGACGCCGGTCGATGTGGCAGAACAGACCGAGACGGCAGTTGCGCCGGTGGTGACGCCGAGCGCGCTTGACGACATCGGCGAATCGGTGGCCAGCGAAACACGGACTTTACTATCAAGTTACGCGATTGTGGCGGTGGGGCTGTTGTTTTTGGCGGTTGTGGTGATTGCGACGCCTTCATTGATTTTGCTGTACCGCAGCGCTCCGCCTTGGACAAAGAGTGCGTTTAGCGAGTTGGCAAAGGCGGGCAGCGAGCAAGCAATGGTTATTTTTGACCGGTTAGAGTCGCGGGCGAAGGCTTCGCCGTCAGACCTAGACGATAAGCTGCTAGCAGCGATTAAAGAGGCGGTCGCGGAGAAACTGCGGGAATTGCAGGGGCTAGAAGAATTGCCACCGTCATAGCAATACACCCTTTATTCATCACGCAGGGCCTCCACTTCTGAGCGGCGAACGCGGCGCGCGCGTTGCGGGTTTGGCTCGGTTGGGTCAATGGAGACGGTTAAATTACGCTCTTTGATGATGCGGTTTACGTACCGCAAGTCACGGTCTTCTGCGCTGCCACGCAGGATGCGCGCGGCCTCACTTAACGTGATAAGCGCATCGCCCTGCGCCCACAACTGCGCAGCAAGAATCAGCGCGCCGATTTGCGTCTTCCAAAACGCGGCGGGCACGTCATAATCTTGCGCCCACGCGTGTTTGCACAGCGACTCGGTGATTTTTTGCGTGATGCCCATGACGGCACTGGCAAGTGCTTCGCTGCGTTCGGGCTGGTCGTTGACGATTTTGCACAGCGTGGCGATGTAATTGCGGATTGGGGACTGCTCTAGCGGGTGCGCGGGCGCGATGTGAGCAATGTTAGGCGCTGAAAGAAATAGCATCGCGCCGGTGTGTAATTGAAAATGGTACAGCATTTTGCTGACCACTTCAGCGGTGATTTCGTCAGGATTGAACATGATTACTCCCTAAATGAAGAAGGGACGCTCGATGCATCCCTTCTTTTCTTCTGGACAGTAAACAGGATGGTTAGTCGTTGTCTTCTTCGTCGATGCCCGCCAGTTCGCGGGCGGCGCGCAGTGCGCGCTGCTTGATCGCAAGCTTCTCGCGGACGTTTCCGAGCCAATATTCGTCGTGGGTCACGTCGTCGTGGGTCACGCTCATGATGCCTTCAATCTCAGCCTCAAGCGCTGAGATCTCATCCTCAAGCGCGTCGGCTTCGACGCCCGCGAGCTCAACTTCTTGTTGCGCCCAGTCCAAGTCCATCTCGGCCTGCGTGCGCTTTGCCTCGCGCCAATGCGCGAGAGTGATGGACGATTGAAACGGCGTCATGAGCGGGACGCTGAACGTCTCGCCGCTTCCGTTGACGTAATAAAAACTCAGCCCGCCATTTCTGGCGATAAAAGCGATTTCGGAGACGGTGATTTCGTCACCCTCTTGGGCAATGGCGATTTCGGGCGCGTACTCGGCGATCAGCGCCTCGAATTCTTCGCGCGTTTGGTCGTCAATCTCTTCGCCCAGCAGGCTCTCGGCCTGCTGAATTGCATAAGCGAACAGAACGGGGTGAACGTTCAGAATATTGCGAATGGCGTTTTCAGTTTGGCGTTGCATGGTGTTGGCCCTTTCTGCCCCTCGTGCGGGGCTGTTTTTTAATTTAAATACAGTATACTTCAACTTACGTAAGTTGTCAAGGGGTTTTATAAAATGATTTGCGGTTTGCTCAGTATTTGTGCGTGAGCGTGTCCACATCAGCGCGGTAAACGTGTTTGACTGCGCGGTTGTCTTCACGCACGACGTAGCGCACCGCCCCGCTTGTGATCGCGCGGTTGACAATGGCCCACGCGGTCGTTTCTTTGATGCCGCGCGCGGCAGCGACTTGCTTGACAGCTTCGCTAGCGGTGAGAGTTAAGCCTGCGCGCGTGACGTTTTCAGCAATGAGCCTGCCAGTCGCGGTGCGCCAAAACGCGCGCGGGGGCGGCGTACGCTGCATGGACTCTGCATCGATGAGCGCGGCACCGGGCGGCGTCCACCACAGCGCGAACATAATCCAATCTGACGCCGCAGAGACGGCTTGCGGGTCGTCACTGGTGAGCATGATGAACCAATGCTCGACGAGCGCACTATCGCGCGGGGTGCTGGCGAGGTCAAAGCCAGCACCCCGCGCTGCTGCGTCGATGGAGTGCCGCAGGGCGGCGCGGCACTCCTTTAAGGCGTCGTCAAAGTTCATTTTAGCCCGTACGCAGGCGTGACGCTCAATTCGCCTGCGCCGATGACGCGCCCCTGCTCATCGCGGATGGGCGCGCCGGGCGCTACCACGTCCGCGCGATCGGGGACGGCGGCAAGCACCAAGCCGCTCACGATGTATATCACGCCTTCGCGCGGTTCGGGGAGGCCCGTGACCTCACCGAAGACGACACGACTTGTCCTAATGCCCGCCAGAGGCGCGCACGATTCGCGCGTTTCCGCACGTCGTGCTAGTTCACCCGACGGGGGAACGACTAGCATCGTGCCGTCCTCACGCTGGATGTTCACAGCGTGAGGGGTTAAATTGACGAATTCAACCTCCTCATGCGGCAGAGGCGTGCTATCTGCTGCGGCGGGTTCGCTGGCGGCGGGTTCGCCAGCCGCGCGCGCGGCTTGGCGGGCACGGTGCGCGAGAAGCGCGTCCATCTGCGCCATAAGTTCCGAGCCGCGTGCGTACGGCTGGCGCGTGTCGTGACGCGCGGCTTCGACAAGGCTCTTGCGAGCCTTGAGAATGCTGACCTTTACGCCCTCAAGCGATAATCCCATCTGGACGGCAGCGTCCACAGCCGACAACGACTCGGACAGAGCCGCGTCGGTCTCGACGAGCGTGGCGGCGTTACGGACGCGTGCCATCGCCATTCGCACGGCGTCGAGCGCGCGCGTTTCGGGGGTCGAGTGCAGTTCGCTGCACTCAGACGGGTCGATCCATGCTGTGCCATCGCACCGCCAGTCATAGTCGTAATCACTGGCGATTAAACCGGCCGCGTCGTCAGGCATCCAGAATGTCACGGAAGAGGGGAAATACTCGCGCTCCGTGACTGTGCGGGTCATTGTGTACCCGCACAAATCCTCGTTGAGGTCGGCTTCCCCTGTGATCAGGATTTTCACTTCCTTTTCCCGGCAGTCAGTGTATTCGTACACGGCTGCCACACCGCGTGCGGACGCGTCGGCGATGAGGGCTTCAACCTCATCGCTTCCGACGCGCACGGCGCGGCGGTCAACGTGGGCCACTGTGAGCATCAGTCTGCCAGCCCACTGGTCATACTCGTGGGCGGCAATCGCGTTCACGAAGTGACCGCCAAAGCGGTCGATGCAGCTTTGCAGCCAGCAAGCAAAAGAAACTTGGCCTGCCCAACGCATGGCTGCGTTTTCAATTTCAATCTCTTTTTCTGTCATGAACATTTCATCTCCCTGCGTTAGTCGGATGCGCAGCCCCCGATGATGACTAGACTTGTTGCAGGTAGGCGTAGCCGACGCTGATCAACTTTACCGCGTGCGCCGTTACGCGGTAGGTGCGACCAGTGCGGTCGCAGGACACCTCCGCCTTCACAACGCGCCCGAAAGCGCTGATGACGGCGGCGCGTGCCACAGTCGGTGTGAGCTTCGCGCCGTCCGTTGTGACGGTCATGCTGACGCCAACTGTACTAATCATAAATCGTTTTGCAAAATACGTCAAGTGTTTTGCAAAACGATTTTGCTGAGTATGCAGCGGGTTTGGGTTTTTGCTGATTTTTGACATTATTCACAGTCCAGCAGGGCGTTGATGCTCTGAACTGCATCGACGAGCGGTTGCACGTTTCCGTCGATGTGAGTGCGGATGACGGCCAGCAGCGTATCGCGGATAGCCTTCAAAGCCTCACGAGATGAATCGCTCTGCGTGGGCGTGGGCGGCTGAGGTGCGTGATACTCGTTCCATGCCGTCATGTCGTCGTCAAGCGCAGACGGGTCAACGTAGGGATTTGCAGCGGATTCGGGCGGGTACTGCGCCATGAGCGCGCGTCCGTTGGGCGTGATTTCGAGCTTGCGCCCTTGTTTGGGCTTCGTGACAAGGCCAGCCGCAAAAAGCTCAGTACGCTGATAACCCGCTATGGCAGTCGCACCGCGCGCATCAATGCGGTGCAAAAATTCAGCAAGTCGGGCGGATTGTGCAGTAGTAAGATCATTCATTTCAATTTCTCCTTTTTTTTTAGGATTGCTGGATGCGTTGATAATATTGATTTTGTAGCCGCGCCAGCGCATGTAATCGGCAACGGCGGCAGCGCTACGGCGCGAGCGGTACGGTGTCTCGCGCGTGCCGTCGTCGTCCTGCTGGACGTAGAGGCCGCGCGTATGGTCGATGGTTAGTTTTTTAATTGACAAGGATCACCTTCTTCCTGTGTGGCGCGTACTCTGGTTGCAAGCACGCGGCGCGTCATCGCAGAGTAGGGTGAGTAGTCAGGGACGGCCGCGTCGTCGTCGCAACGCGGCTGCCAGTGTGTGTGCCAGATGCGCCACCAGCGGCGCTCTGGCGTCTCAGTCGTTGAGGTCGTCATGATGCGGCGACCTCCTGCGTGGCGTAGCGGTGCGGGTGGGTGCGGCGGTAATGCTCAAGGCGGTGGGCACGCTGCTGCAACAGGCGCTTAGCGTGGGGGTGCGTCCACACGTCGTAAGTCGTCGTGGGGGCATCCTTGAGCGATAGCGCTTCTTGGTTGCCGTCCATGTAGATTGAGCCGTCCAGCAGGTGCAAGCGGACGTACACCGGGTACTCGCCTGCGTTCTCCAGAACAATACAGTAGGCGTTGCCTCGTGTGAACACATCACCGGGTTTAAGCTCGTCACGGGTGACGGTCACGGTGGGGCGCTGGCGCATCGGTATAGAGGCGGGGCGCAGGTTAGCATCCAGCGTGATTTCAAGCGGCTCATCGAACGCTACCGATTCGGGATCGACATCGTTGGCGTCGGGAATAGGGAACGGCCAGCCGGCGCGCTCCAACGCAGCGATGTGTTCCGCCCAGAATTTAACCTGAATCGGCGTGCCGTTCGGGTCTTTGGAGGGGGCGACCCAGTAGGTCGTCCCCTTCTTGGTGCGCATCAGGTCAAGGCGGGTGATACGCACGAATTCGTTGTTGAGGCGCGCGCGGGTCTCGGCAAAGGTCGGCTCGGTCGATGTGACAAGCGACTTGGGCATAGCGTTGACGATGCTCGTGTTTAATTCGCGCCACATGGCGATGAAGTCATCCGCGCCTTTGTGATTTGCAAAATTCGTATTCATCGACCACGCGGCAGCATCGGGCGTCATGGGCGCGACGGCTTCGGCCACGCGGCGCATGGATTCGGGGTCATGCCACCAGCCGGCCCACGGTGGCGTGCCGGGCGCGACCACGACGCTGGCAGCTTGGTCAAAAGGGACGGCGGCGCTCTGCGGCTCACCCTCTCGTTGGTCTTGCTTGGCGGGCTGCGCCGGTGCATTGAACTGCTGCCACGCGCTTATGAGCGCATCGGCGGAGTCAAAGTCAGGCAGGGTTTTGCCAAGCACATTGGCGGCCTGCGTGGGCGACTTGGGCGCGATGGCCTGCGCCACACGTTTTATTTCGGCAGCGTCTTGATACCAGTGGGCGGCGCTGCTGGCGCTGCCGTTTTTGGCGGCGGTGGGCCGATTGCGGTGGGGACGGGTGGATGTGGATTCGGTATCGGCGTCAGCCTGCGCTTTTTTGCGCAACACACCGCTGTCCGGGTCGTCGGTGGGGTCGCCACTGCTAAGCAAGAAGGTCTTGAGCAGCCAGTATTTTTGCGCCAGAGTCGCGGCCTTGCTGACGCCCTTGTCGCCGCTGTCGTTGGCTTCGCCCACCCATTTGCAGGCTTGCATCTCACCCGTTTCGCAGATCATCGTAAAGGTAAAATGTACCAGTGTGTGAATGGTCGATTTGCCGGTGCTAGTGGTGACGGTAGTCTGCTCGACCGAGTCGGCACTGGCAAGAATCATAATGCCTTCTTCGGCCAGCAACGGGCGCAGAGTGTCTAGAACATCTTCATCTTGCACGTACTTATAACCGAACTCGCGGTTGTGACCCGACTTCGGCAAACGGTTGATTTTCAGCATCACCCGCGCAATACGGGCGGCCAATGAATTTTTGGGCGTTGTGTTTGTGTCCATCTTCTTTTATCCTTAAGGTTAGTTGGGGGTGCGGAATCCTTTGAAAGTGACCGCACCCTTGACGTTTGCGGCGGACGTGAGCCTTCGGGTTTACGTCCGTTTTCTTTTACCACGTGCGCCGATGATGAGCGGCTGGTCGGCATACACCAACCATTGGCGACTCTCAAGCTGGACGGCCTGCCATGCGCCGCTGTTGCACATACGCCACGCGGCGGCGTAGGCCGACTTGTGCGTCTTGTAGCCCTTGAGCCGTGTTGCAACTTCGTGCAAGCTCAAGACGGGGCGTCCGTTGTGCATCGTGGCAGTGGTCTGCTCGGTGCGCGGCTGACGCGGTAGCGGCTGCTCTTTGAGCGTTTTGATATACAGCGCTTGCTCATCGATGCGTCGCTGTGCGTTTTCCAACATCCCTTGAAGGCGCGCGATTTCGGCCTCAAGGTAGGCGATGGTCGCGGCGGCGTCACGGTTCGACGGGTCATTCACACGGTCAACCAATGCCGTCAGCGCCTGATAGGGCGAGCGCGTGCGTGTCATGACGCCACCGCCGATTCGTCTTGGTCGTCGTCGTCCGTCCAATGCGCGAAAAAGTCTGCAAAGGCGCTCAGCGCGTCGTCGGGGACTTCAACGGGTTCGGGCAACGGGTCGGGCTGCCAGTCGGTGGCGTCCATAATCGGAATCTCGACGTTGCGCAGGTGCGGGTACTCTTCCATCGCACGCGCAAGGGCGAAACCATAGCCGTTTAAGGCATCGTGCCACTCATCGGGAAACGCAGCGTTGCACTGAAACTCCTCGATGATGTCGAACTGGAGCTTGAGCACGTCCAGCAGTTCGACAAGCTGCGCGTAGCTCAAACCTGCGAAATTAAATCCCTTTAGCATTTTGTGCCTCCTTCAAAAATTTCTCTAACTCGGACGGAGTGCTGATGACGGTCGAGTGAAGCCCTGCGCGGTAGGCGATTTTGACGCTTTCCAAGTTGGTGATGCGGACGCTAATCACAGCGTAGGTGCTGACGTCTTGCACCACTTCGACGATGCGCACGCGGCGCTTGCGCCATGTGATTTCTGTGCCCACGCGGGGCACGTAGACAGCGGGGCGTCTGTTACGCTTGCCCATGGAGTTAGCTCCGCCCCATGCGCGCGGCGCGATACTTCTCGTCTTCTTCGGCGGGCGTCGTGTTGGGGGACGCCACGACAATCACGGGTGGATACTCCTCAGTATCTTCAGCATCGGCAGGGTCATCGGTGGCTTCGTCGAGCGCATCAATCACGGCTTCGGCCTGCGCCAGAATGTCGACGCGCTTGGCCGGTGGGGTGGGTGGGGTGGCGGCGGCGCGGCGCTTGAGCGTCACGATGCGGTAGTGCTTGGGCATCCCTGCACCGCCGAGCGCGGGAGTGACGGTGACATCGACGATAAGCCAGCCGTCGTTGAGCGCGGCGGCCAGCTCGGCATCCGCGGCGGATACCTTCTCCGGTGCGATAAGGTGCTGCACCAGCGTGCGAATCTCCCAACGCTTGGGCGTGGGCTCGACGGGTTTCGGGGCGGGTGCGGATTCTAGAGCAGCGATGCGTCGGTGGAGCGACGCATTGATGTTCTTTTCCGATTCAAGCGCTTTGCGCGCTTTTTCGGACTCGGCCTTCAGCTTGAGCGCTTCTGCCTGAGCTTCAGCGGCCTTGCGCGCGTTTTCGTTGGCATGCGCTTGGGTCTCGTTCAGCTGACGGTTTAGTTCGCTGACCCGCTGCATCGCAAGGCGCAGGGCTTCACGGGTTTCGGCCTCATCGGATGCGGGGAATTCGGGCTGCGCATCATCGTCGACAATGGTGCGCGTGAGTTCGTTGAGCATGTACTGCTCGTTGATGCCCTTGCCCTTGACCGTGAGCTTGACCGTGCCGAACCCGTCGCTATTGAGCGCGATAAGCGTGCCGGTTTGGCCGGCGTACTCGCCGCGCAGGATGCGGACGGTGTCTCCCGCCACAAGGGGGCGGTCAGGTGCGGGGCTGGTGAGTGTTGCGTGTGTTGTGGTCATTTTTGTGTCCTTTTACTTTTACTTTGATTAAACGGATACTGTCAAGCGGCGGGCTGCTCGACCGCCTCAACGGGCGCTTCAGGCTGCTCGACCGCCTCAACGGGCGCGGGGGCGTTGGCGCGGGCGACCCGCACCATTGTTCCGTACACGCCGCCGTACACTGGTTCAAGCACGCCGGACTGCTCCGCCCAGAGCATCGACTGGTAGAGCGCGTAATCGCGCTGCAACCACAGTTCGCGGCGAAGCTCCGACTCCGTCTCATCAGAGAGAAGAATGGGGTAGGTCTCGCCGTCGCGGGCGCGCAGGGCATCGGCGATTTCTTCGGGTTGAGCAAACGCGCGCAGGCCAACCAGCAGACGCCCGCCTTGCTTGGTGATGCAGTCGGCGGGGACGTTGGCGCGGATGAACGCGCGCAGGCTGTCGTTTGTCGGGAACATGTCGTCAAGGTCGAGCGACCAGTTGACGTTGAACAGCAAGTTAGAGATGGGTTGCGGCTCGTCGAATAGCGAGAGCGCGCCATAAATGGCTTCAAGTCGAGCGGATGGGTTGGTCATGGTTGCCTCTGTCTAAGAACTATTGTATAATTGACTATACATACATTGTACCGCAAAAGCATTTATTGTCAACATGTTATCCAATTGATTTTACTGGTTGTTTATTTGACTAAACGCACGCAATAGTGATAAGGTAGAGACATGTTTACTGAACCGCAAAACACACGAAAGACGTCGAACATGGCAAAAATACGCCTTACCGTTGACAAACAACTTCAAGAGCTGCAAATTCGTCGTGGTGAACGCATCACGATCGAACAAATTGCCTTTGAAACCAAGCTTGCAGTAGGGACTGTGCGCAAATGGTACAAAGGGCACGTTGACCGATTCGACAGCGTAACCCTGCTGACGCTGTGCGAATATTTCTCCTGTCAGCCGGGTGACCTGATTAAAATCGTTGACGAATAGAGATGATGGGCAAAGCATGAAACGAAAACGAGCAAGCGCGCCGCTAGGGATGAGCGGCTGCACGTTACCAATCGCCGGGTTTGTGGTGTTGGTGGTTATAGCGGTTGCCAATCAGGGTGGGGCAGTATCAACCAGCGCCACGCCGACGGCGCGCGCAACGGTTACGCAGGCTGCTGCATCGACGCGGACGATTGCGCCCAGCGAGACACCAGCGCCAACGCAGACCCAAACGCGCGTTGATACTGCGACTCCTGCGCCAACACAGACCGAATCGGCAACGAGCGCTGTGGACTGGACGCCGGAAGCGGGGGCAGTCACGCTGCTGGAGGGCACGGTTTACGCACTGCAACAGGCCAACGCGCGCGAATGCCCGACGACCGAGTGCGCGATTGTCGCCACATTTGGCGCGGGCATCGGATTGATGTACGACGCGGTCGTAAATGGTGAGCCTGTCGAGGATGGGAACTGGGTGTGGTATCGCGTGCAGTACGCCGCGCGTGACGTGTACGTGTACTCTGGTGTGGTGACGACACGCGCGCCACAGCCAGCCAGCGCTGGTGCTGGTGCGTTTGCGACATCGACGCCACTGGGCAGCAGCGGGGGCGCGTCGTGCCCGTTGTATGACGCGCTGTGCAGCGATTTATCAACGTGTGAACAGGCGATGGCGTGTCTTGCAGCGGGCAACGAATCGCTTGACCGAGACAAAGACGGGATACCGTGCGAGTCTCTTTGCGGTGGGTGACTTGCGCCGCGCGCAAAACGTGGTTACAATGCGCGAAACGTCACGCCCTGCGGAGAATATCCGACAGGGCGTGACGCATAAATACCTGAATGTAAAACGTTTTATACTTGAGAGGATGCGTGATAATGTAATTTTGTGGTGGAATGCTTCGGCCGGTAGACAAAAAAAAGCCCGCGCTGGCAAGGCGTGGGCGGGGTGGACGACGGTGCAAACGTCGTGCCGTTGGGCAAGGCTAACTTGCCCATAGTGTAGCAAATATGGGACAAAAACACAAGAGGAAATATGTTCGTACAACTGATAAGCGCGGATTATCCGCGAGGGACATTTTTCACAGCACCACATTCGGCAATTCGCGATTCGTCGATTTCCTTTGCTGCACGCGGGCTGCTGATGTACTTGATAAGCCGCGGGGATGGATGGCGGCTGACTGCGTGGGAGATGAAGGCGCAGGGCATGGGACGCACCGCGTTTGATAGCGTGGTGCGCGAGCTGGAGCAGGCGGGCTATCTGGAACGTGAGCAACAGCGTGACCCGCGCACTGGTCAATGGCTGCCGGCGTCTTGGCAGTTGACGATGAAGCGTGTAGTACCTGTCGTTGTTGAAAACCCGCATACGGAAAACCCGCATACGGCGAATCCGAATGCGGCCGACCCGAACGCGGAAAACGTGCAGGATTCAGTAAATCAAGAGTCAGTAAATCAAGAGTCAGTAAATCAGGTATCAGAAAATCAGTCGTCAGAATCTGCGCACGCGCCAGACGACGATTCTTCTTTTTCTCTTCCTGTTGAATTTGGCAAGTTGAGCGAAAGCCAGCGCGCCGACCTTGAAGCAGAAGTGAAGCGGCTTGGGGTCGAGCGGGTGCGCGCAGTGATTGAGCGAGTGAAAGAAAAACGCGGCGTGAAGCGGCCAGCGGCGTATTTGTTAACCGCGCTCAAGAACGAATCGGAGTCGACGGGGACGGACACCCTCCCCAGTTCCGCGTCCCCCTCCCTGTATTTGTTGGGGAAATACGCAGATTTTATCGATTTTGGCAATGAGGGCTGGATGTGGCAAATGCCAACACCCAGCCCTGATGTGCGCGAAATTGTAAGCCAGAGCGGGGACACGCTTTGCACTGATGACAACCCGCCGCAGTACAGCCAGCGTGAGGCGGACTTTTTCGATGTTGCGATGGATCAGCTTAAACATCAGCTTGGACGCGCGACTTTTGAGTGCTACGTGATGGGTACGAAGCTCATCCGCAGTGAAAACGACGGAAAACGGTTGGTATTGCAAGCAAAGACGCCCTACGCGGCGGAGATGATGCAAACGCGGCTTTATCGACATATGCAGAGAACGCTACGCGATTGCATTAACTTGCAGTGCCCCATTGAGGAATTTGAAGTAGTTTTAGAGAGCGCGCCAGTCAAAAAACTGAGTTTGCCGATGTTGGTGGGGGTGGGGTCATGACGCACACAAACGCAGACGCACGCGCAGCCGCGAACAAGCTCGTCGCGCTGATACGGGACAAGTGCGAACGGGTCGAGGTTGCGGGTTCAATCCGCCGAGGTAAGGCTGAGGTCAAAGACGCTGAGCTGGTGGTGATTCCGCGCGGGGGACTGTGGTCGTTGTTGGATAATCTGGTCGCGCATGGCACGGTAAGCAAGGCGCTGTATGGCGCTCACGGTACAACACGCTGGGGCGACAAGTATCGCGGCGTGCTGGTCGATGGGGTGAAGGTCGAGATATTCGCGGCGGACGCGGTGAACTGGGGCTATCAGCTGTGGCTGCGCACTGGGCCTGGGGACGCGAACGCGCACGTCATGAAGTGGCGCAGCTTCACACAGCGCACGGCGACATGGGAAGCCAACGGCGGGTACATTTACGACGTGGCTTCATGGACACGCTTGATTGTGCCAGACGAGGCGACGATGTTCGCCATTTTGGGCACGGCGTATATCCCGCCACACAAGCGCACGCTGGCGCTGTACGAGTCGATATTCAAACGCGGTCACCAGTGGGGCGATGTCTCGATGCTGGCGCGCGCGGATGCGAAAGCGCTGCCGACGGTGCAGCCTGCGCCGGTCGCGCCCAAGTATCCGGTGTCGAGCGAAAAGCCGTACTCGCCGCTGTACGTGGTGGGTGAGCTGGTCGTGTTCGGCGGGTCGCGCTTTGTGGTCGAGTCGATTGTGTGCCACATGCGGCGCGGTGCGGTCAAGACAGGGCAACCGTTCGAGTATCGGCTGAAGCGCACGGAATCGGATGAGCGCGTGTACGTGTGGGAATATCAGATTACACCGGTGACAGTTGAGGCGCCGGTCGCGCCAAGTGCGCCGGTGGCTGCGCTTGTGACCGAACGCGCTGAGCCGTTGCTGCTGCCGTCGTGTGACCTGCGTCCGCTGCGAGATGCGGTCGTGACGCTGTTTAATCCAGAGTCGCGCAAGCGGTACGGCGTAAATTGGTATTATCGCGTGGTCTCGGACGGCATGGCGTACCAAATTGCGCTAGGTGACCGGTACTGGTGCGCGTGGCAACCGAGCGGCGTGGTGATTTATCGATCGGGCGGTGAGGACGCGATTCTTTCCCCGTCGGTATTCAACAAAGAAAAAAAAGCGGCGTTGCTTCAAAGCGCGCAATACTTCCCGGCGTGTTCGTTCGCAGAGTTCACGCGGATTTTTGCGGACTTGGGCAAAGCGCACGACATCAACGCCGGTGTGCATTCAAAAGTGATTGCAAGAGACGAGTTCCCAATGCCAGTGGATGCGACGGAAACGGCGTATCGTCGGTGGCGTGTGGCGCAGCGGGTCAACCGTGGCGCGCGGGTCACGGTCACGCCGGACGTGATTTATCTGCCGTCGTCGATGGGCGCGCCGTTCGATGCGTTCGCGGCGTTCGTTGAGACGCTGCCGATTGCTGATGGGGTGCGCGCGGATGATGCTGCGCCCGATAGGCCGGTGCAACTCGTGCTATTGTGAGAGGCAAAAACGGCGCGGTGAGTGTCCGCGCCGATTGCATCGGGTGAGGGGTGTACTTCTCTCCCGATAACCCAAAATATATCGCATATTCGTTCTAAACGAAAGGGTGTACCGATAGTGAAAACAGTGACTTTCAGCAACAACAAAGGCGGCGTGGGTAAGACGACGTTTTCGACACACACTGCTGCACTGCTGGCAGCGATGGGCTATCAGGTGCTGCTCATCGACATGGACGCGCAGGCCAACGCCACGATGAGCTTTGGGCTTGAGCCTTCGCCGGGACTGTACGAGGTGATGGTGCGCGGGCGTGATTTGATTGACACGCTGGTCTCGCCGGTGCCTGAGACGTATTGTCCGCCGGGCACTGAGCCGAAAGGCAAGTTGTTTGTGTTGCCGGGCAACTACGAGACGCACGCCATCATGAGCGTGGTTACGGACAAAGACAAGTTGGCCGATGTGCTTGAGGATGTCGAGGATGCCATCGACATCGTGGTGATTGACACGCCGCCTTCGCCGGGGCTTCTGCTGGCGTTGGCGTACAGCGCGACAGACTATATCGTCGTGCCGACCCAGATGGAGTATCTAAGCGTGGCGGGGCTGACGCAGACGATTTATACCGCCGAGCGCAGCGGCATCAAGTTGGCCGGCGTTGTGCCGAATCAGTTCCGCTCAAGCACGGCGCTGCACCAGCATCACCTGGAGCAGTTGCAAGAGGCTGGCCGCGAATTTGGTTGGCCTGTCTGGAATCCTATCGCTCTACGCATTGTGTGGGGCGAGGCTTCGACAATGCGCCAGATGGTTTACTCGCTGGAAGGCGAAGTGGGGGCGGCGCGTTCGGAGGCGATTGCGCTGGCTCGCGGGGTCGAATCAGTCGTGATGGGGGCACGTCATGGCGCGCGCTAAAGACTTCGCCAACAATGGGGCGAACAAAGTGAGAACAGATTTTACTGAACTCGAGAAAGCAGCGGGACGTATGTGGGGCGGTATCCCCGGCGTGGAGCGCGGGGCACTGCCTGACGAAGAGCGCGATGCTCTGCGCGCCAGCAAAAAAGAGCGCCTGCTGCCGGTTGATATTTTTGAGGTTGCGCCCGACCCGTTGCAACCGCGCCGCGCGATGCCGCATTTTGTGCGCGGTGCGTGGCGCTTTGACCTGACTGCGGACGGCATGGCGCGCTTGTTTGGCGTTTGGAGTCAGGCGGCCAGTGACGAGCTTGGAAGCGACGTGTGGCCGAGCCTCGAGGCGCTGGTAATGGGCACGGACGCCGACACGAACGAAAGCGAGGGGGCAGAGCTGCCCCCCATCACCGCGAATCTGCTCAAGCTCGCCGGGCTGGCCGGCGACTTGCGCGCGAACGGGCAGACCAACCCCATCACCGTCTACAAAACCGCGCAAGGTTACAAAATCGAGACGGGTGAGCGGCGCTGGCTGGCGTTTCATCTGCTCAACATCTTCGACGAAAACAACTACCGCAAAATCGCGGCGCGTGAGGTGCAGGGCTTCAGCGTGTGGCGGCAGGCGGGCGAAAACTCGGTGCGCTCGGAACTGAATGCCATCGCTAAAGCGCGTCAATTGGCGCTGCTGCTGATGGACTTGCACGGCGCGGATAACTTCGCACCAATGACGGACTTCGCGCACGAACAACAGTTTTACGCGCAGGTCTCGGACGGTAATCAATGGCGTGTGCCGCGTGGCGCGGGTGAGAAGCTGCTCAACGCGATGGGGCTGACAAACACGGTGCAGCTTCGGCAGTATCGCTCACTGCTGCGCTTGCCGGTTGATGTGTGGGAACAGGCCGACGATGAAAACTGGGCGGAACTTCGCATTCGTCATTACATGGCGGGCGATACCGTAACTACAGTTACGGTATCGGATGAATCGCCGAACGTTTTGGTTGTCGATGCCATGCAGGAATTGGCGGGCGTGGCTGATGAACCGGTCGATGCGCGGGACGAAACGCCGCTGGTGCAGCTGACGATGTTCAAGCCACTTGATTTCAAAGCGATGGCTCGCGTGCAAAATGCGGCGCAGAAGGGCATCCCCGATGACCCGCATTATCGGCGCACGCTGGCGCGTGATGCGAAGCGCGTGATTGAGATGGCGCAGCAACTGCTTAAGATGCTGGGGGGTAGCGAATGATGTCACCGTCCAAGATGCAACGGATTCGGGACATGGTGAGTGACTACGCAGACGGGGACATTGGCGCGCGGATGGAATTGATGCTGCAAGCCTATGACTTCATTAAGGCGTTGCTTGACCACGTTGAGGCAATTGAAGCGGAGCGCGCGCTGGAGCGTGAAGTGTTGTCACTGGCGGCGCGTGGGCTGTGGCCGTTCGCGGCTGCGTATGACGGCGGTGCGCTCGACAAGATGCGGGCGTTTGATGAGGTGCTGGTGCAGGCGCAGGTCGCGGCGTTGCGTCTGGCGGCGCAGGCATACGGGGCAATCACGAATCAGCGTCCGTTGGCGTTGGACGCGATGTGAAAGTGGTGTGAGGTTGTCATGCAGGGGCAATGTCAAATCCGTGATGCATGTGCCCTACCCTGCCCGCCGATGTGCGCGGGGTGCAAAAATCGAGGGTGCGGGCGGTGAAAAATCCGCCCCCCCACTGACTAAAAAATAAAAAGTTTTACACATAAATATCACTTTTGATAAGGGTCGTTATCACCGAGTGAAAGCGAAAGATTCGGTTGGCCGCCGCGCACGGTGCGCTACTACCTGTCACAGGCCGAGCGCGCGGGAATCGTGGGGCGTCCGCGTGGGGTGAGGTCGGGATGGGGGCGGCTTAATTTTGTCGCCATTTCTTTGCACATTTTGGAGAACGGGCGTGCTATAATGAGAGTGCAAAGACACCTAGAAGTGTTGATGCGTGCTGTGATGCTGGTTGGTGGGAGTGATGTCCCCTTCAACGCTTTAAGAGGGCACGATGGATAACGAGACCTTAAGCGCGTGGGCGGAATCGCCGTTTGCGCGGGTGCTGAAAAAAGCGGCGCTGGCGGATGCCGAGCGGCGCGCTGCGCCTGACGCGGGCTGGTGGCGCGATGAGTCCAAGTGGGCGGGCGGCGGTGATGTGAACGACCCGACCGCATCGATGGCTATCGCCAACCTACGCGCGGCGTGCCACATTACGCCTGAAAAGCTTCGTCAAGAAGCGGATGAACAATTGAGAATTCATTGGCGCGGCGTAGACTGGGCGCATCTTAAATACAAAGCCAGACAGTCGCGCGAAGATGCTGAGATGCTCGATTTGCAAACGAAGAGTGAACCGCTTGAACTGGCCTACGCCAAGATGTTGCGTGCGTCAGCGATGGCGGCATGGTAAACGGTGAGACGGACGAGTGTGCAGATGCGACTGCCGTCACTGTAAAACATTGCGAATCAATGAAGGTGTGAAAGGTTTTACACATGCCGTTTATGAAGGGTCAAAGCGGTAATCCGAAGGGGCGGCCACCGAAATCACGCGCGCTCACCAAGCTGCTGGAGCGTGAAGGCAATAAGCGCTACTTGGCGGGCGGCGTGCCGACGCAGGCTAAGCGCCTGTTTGCGGAGCGCGTGTGGCAGGGGTTGGTGACTGGCCGAATCACGTTTGATGATGGCACGACCATCACGCTAGATGCTTCAGATTACATCGCGCTGGCCAAGCTGGTGCTATCGCAGGTAGACGGCCCGCCGCGTGCTGAAGCGGATGTGAACGTGCGTGCGCAGGATGGCGCGCTGGTGTTCAACATCGGCGTGACTGGTGAAGGTCACGCCGATGTTAGCGACGGGGATTTAGAGTAGCTTCAGCTGTGTTGGCTTGGCGGCCAGCTTGTCAGGCGCGAAACCTTCCATGCCGTGCTGGATAAGTAAGTGGCCGTCATCTTGAGTGGCTTGGCAGGGCTTGACAGCAGCTTCTTGAAGCTGCAAATCGGCGAGGGTGAGATGGATAACCTCACACCCAAACTGCTCACGCGCACGCGCCGCGATGTAGCTGCGATGGCACGTATTCACGTCCTTGCAACCGCAAAGTAGCACCACTGGCGAATCCAGCAGCGCCTTCTTGATGGCGTCGATGCCGAGCGCCTCATCGACCAGCTTCACCTCTCCACCGTTTTTATAATTCACGTTGCCCAATGCCTTAACATGCTCATACTTTTTCACAGCCTTATTAAGATTGGCGCAGTTCCATTGCTGCTGCCACCGTGATTGCGGATTGAAGCGCGTGTCAAAGACGCGCCAGCCCTTCTCGTTGATGAATTCGGCAAACTTGGCGCTGTCTGCGCCCGCGTAACCGAAAGTGTAGAGTGTGTGCATGGTGCGGGTCTCCTCTAGCCGCGCGGCGGGCATCCAGTCAAATGACCGAGATACTGTGGCTGGTAATTCAATCACGTCCGGCGTGACCGTGACCCGCGCGCCACGGTTGACCCGCTGCTCCACACGCCATTGACGATACGCCGTTTCCGTCGCCGACGGCAGCAGTAACGGCTCGGTGTTCTTTTCGTTAAATTCAACCATGATTTTCCTCTAAAGATAGAGGGGGCGCACCACGCACCCCCTGATTGTGATTTAGGAAATTTTCTCGACAGGCGTGTCGCCGGCGGTCTCAGCGCTCTCGCTGATTTTCGCCAGCACCGAATTCACCGGCACTTGTGCGCAGTTCAGCGCAACCAGCGCGTTGTAAAGCGTGCCGATGGTCGCGGCCTCGTTTTCCTTGCCTGCGGCTATCAGGTCAAGAATGTAGCGGTCAATGATGTCGCCGGTCTTGTCGTCCCACCGTGACCGCACGGCGGGCAGGTCTTTGCGGGTCGGTGCGCCGGTGCGCGCCTTCTTGCCGCGCACCACTTTCACTTCGTCGGATGCGAACTCCTCAACCATCTTGAGTTCCAGTGAGAACATATCCAGCTGCTGCTCGGCAGTCTGTTCTTCCTGAAGTTTCGCCACCACGTCGCGGAAGCGGCTCAGCGGCATCGCCTTCGCGCTGTTGAATATCTTCAGCGCGATACGCTGCCGATTCTTGTCGAGGCCGTTTAGCAGCTGCGCGTGTCCCAAAGGGAACTGGCCGATGCGCACGTAGTGCTGGATGTCTTCGGCCAGCGCCAGCAGTTGCAGGCGATTCTTGACGCGCTCAACGCTCACACCGGCGGTCTCTGCGATTTGCTGTGGTGTCCAGCCAAATCGCTCGATGCGCACCTGATAGGCTGCGGCCTCTGCCACTGGGTCAAGGTCAACCCGGCTGGTATTTTCAACCAGCATGATGGCGGCAGCCTCTGCTTCGTCCAGTTCGCGCACGAGGGCGGGCACGGTGTCCCACTTCAAAATTTGCGACATCGCGCGGAAACGACGCTCACCGGCCACAATCTCGTAACACGCGCCACCCTCCATTGGGCGGACGGTGATGGGCTGCGCCAGCCCGTGCTGCGCGATGCTGCTGGCCAGCTCATGCAGCGCACGCTCATTGAAGTCCTTGCGGTCGTTGCTGCCCGCGCGCACCTTCGCGGTGGGGATGTGCTGTACTGTCGCGGCGGGCTGTGCTACGGGCTGCGTCGCGCGGGTCAAGCGCCCTTCGGCATCGACCGTGTAACCGTCGCGCCCGTTAAAGTCTTGCCAGTTGCTGAAGTGGGTGACGCGCTTGCCGAGCCATTTTTCGGGGGTCTTGAGTTGCTGTTTTTTTGTGGTCATGGTATACTTTCCTTCTCTAAGACTATCCTCTAAGGGTAGGCAGGCGGGCGAGTGTTCCTAGCACTCGCCCGCGCTGTTTAGGTGCTAGTCTTCGTCTTCGGCATCCGCGTCTTCCTCCGCGTCCTCGATGATTTCCTCAAGGATCTCCACGCAATCCTGCAGCGTGGGGTCACGCCGCAG